AGGCATGCAGAAATTGTCAATTGAAATTCAGAAACTTGGATTTGAATATATGCCTGCTGCTGCTACTGCTGTTAATGGTGTGACCAAAGCATTAAACTACCTTGTGGGCAGTATTGCTAAAGAAACCGGTACAGCAGTTCCGGCAGGATTTGGTGGTACTGGAACTACTAAGGCTCAAAAGGCCGCAGCTCATAAAGCAATGGTAGAACAACAAGCAATTGCATCTCTGCCAGAAAGACCAACTGCTGGCACAGGTAATCTTGGTGCAGGTCCTGTGTTTGGAGCACCAGACACAACCAGAGCCGATCGAGTACAAGTCACACTAGATGAAATCAGAGAAGAACTTAAGAAGCTGGTCAAGCTGGGCGGTATCTCGGGTGGTGGATCAGCAGGTGGTCAGCAAGCAGCCCAAGCTGCTCTAGCCGAACACGATCATGCACACCCGCATCCACCCTCTGCTGATGTAAGTCCAGAACTGTCTGCTAAAATTGGAACATTGGTAAATCCACTGGAAAAAATGTCTCAAACCAGTGGCTTTGTACGCAACGACGGTAAAACCATGCACGGCGCCATTGACTTGGCAGGCAAAATTGGTGACAAGGTCATGGCTCCTATTTCGGGCATGGCCAAGGTACTAAGCGATCCCAAGGGCTACGGCAATTATGTTGAGGTTACGGATACCATAACCGGCGTCAAACACATCCTGGCCCACTTAGACAAGACCATGATCAAGACCGGTGACGTGGTCAAGGCCGGTCAACAAGTTGGTACTGTGGGTAATACAGGCATGAGTACTGGTCCTCATCTGCACCACGAAGTTCGTTTGCCGGATGGTACAAAAGTTGACCCCAGCCAACTTTATGCAGGAGCTGCTAAAAAATCATCTGGTGCTGTGGCAGGACGTGCACCTGGTGGTGCTGCTGACATGACCACGTACATGCGCACAGTGGCTATGTTGGAGTCAGGTGGTGATCCTACAGCTAAAGCTAAAACAAGTAGTGCAGGCGGCTTATTTCAATTTTTAGAAAGCAGCTACGAAGGGGTAACAGGACGCAAAGGATCTGGCGCAGAAAGATTTGATCCTGCCAAATCCACCGAAGCCATGGCCAAGTTTTCAATGCAGCAAAAAGCTCAATTGGAGAAAAATTTAGGTCGTGGTGTCAGCGGCGCCGATATGTACATGGGACATTTCTTAGGTGCCGGCGGTGCAACTAAGTTTTTAGGAGCCAAAGATCGTGACCCTACACAAAGTGCAGCTAAACTTGATCCAGCAGCAGCATCAGCAAACAAAAGTATCTTCTACAGCAAAGAAGGCAAAGAACGTAGTGTAGATGAAGTTTATCAATTGATGACTGAAAAGTATCGCAAGCAAGAAGCCAATGTTATGGCCGGTAATATTCCTGCACTAGTAGCAGGTATCACAGGAACTGGAACATTGGCACCTGGTGCAGCACCAGGTGCACCAACCGCTACAACACTGGCAACACCTCGAGCACCAGCCGCAGCACCTACCTATACCGCAGCCACAGCGGGTTTAGCAGGACAAGGACAAAATGTAATCAGTAGTGGTTTGTCAGCAATTACTACAGCACTGTTTGGCGGTGGAGCACAAGGTGCACCAGGCACAGCAGATGCCGGTATTGGTGGCGGGGGTTCAGAAACAGTAGCACTGCTGTCGCAACTGGTGGCATTAAGCCGAGATCAAAACTCTAATTTAAGCAAGATACTTAGTGCTAGTACTGCATAATGATAAGTACAAGACAATAATTTACGGATCAGCAAATGGCAGATACAGAAAAGAAAGGTTGGCGCAAATACTTCAAAGTGGCCAATGTTGGCGGCGAACTCAGCCCGCTATCAGGCAAAGGTTCCGACGGCCTGCCGGGCTATGGACGCAATGACGGCCGTGATCCCATGAGAGGACATGCCGATGTGGCATATCGTAACTATGCCAGTCGTTTGCCCGAAGTATACTCAGGACACCCTAACCGTATCGAACGCTACAACCAGTACGAAAACATGGATTCGGACAGTGAGATCAATGCCTGTTTGGATATTTTGGCAGAATTTTGTACACAAACAACAGCCAACGACGCCTTACCATTTCAAGTCAAGTACACCGACAAGCCCACCGATCACGAAATTGACATCATTAAAAAACAGCTACAACAGTGGGTCAAACTGAACAAGTTAGACCAACGCATCTTCCGTATTTTTCGCAACACACTCAAATACGGCGATCAGGTGTTTGTTCGTGATCCAGAATCATTTGAAATGTACTGGGTTGACATGACCAAAGTGGCTCGTGTTATTGTGAACGAAAGCGAAGGCAAACGTCCTGAACAGTATGTGATTCGCGACATCAACCCCAACTTTCAAAACTTGTCAATAGCGGTCAAGACCACAACTGACTACCAATCAACTCCGCCGTCGGGTGCTTATGTGGCACCCTACAACTATTCTGCACCCAATGCAGGAGCAGGCGGTCAAGGCGGGTCTGGCAGCAGATTTTCAGCAGCTATGAATGAAACAGTTTTGGATGCCAAACACGTGATACACCTGGGTCTAAGCGAAGGTTTAGACTATTACTGGCCATTCTCTATGAGTGTGCTGGAAACTATATTCCGTGTGTTCAAACAGAAAGAACTCCTGGAAGATGCTGTGTTGATTTATCGTACAGCTCGTGCTCCAGAACGCCGTGTATTCAAGATTGACGTGGGCAACATGCCCAGCCACATGGCCATGGCCTTTGTGGATCGGGTGAAGAACGAAATACACCAGCGTCGTATTCCCAGCAACACCGGTGGCGGTCAGCACATCATGGACAGCAGCTATAATCCACTCAGCATCAACGAAGATTACTTTTTCCCACAAACAGCAGACGGACGCGGAAGCAGTGTAGAAACTCTGCCCGGCGGCAGTAACCTGGGCGAGATTGATGACTTAAAATACTTCAACAACAAGATGTGCCGTGGCTTGCGGGTGCCATCAAGCTACTTGCCAACAGGCCCAGATGATTCAGATCGTCCCATGAACGACGGGCGTGTGGGCACTGCCTTGATACAAGAATATCGCTTTAACCAGTACTGCGAACGCCTACAACGCTTGATCATAACAAAACTTGACGATGAATTCAAGATGTTTATGCGCTGGAGAGGATTTAACATTGACAGCGGCTTGTTCTCGATTGCGTTTAATCCACCACAAAACTTTGCCAGCTATCGCGAAGCAGAACTAGATACAACTCGTGTCACCACGTTCCAGGCTCTGGAACCGATCCCCTACATGAGCAAGCGTTTCTTGCTGAAACGTTACTTGGGCTTGACCGAAGAAGAAATTGCCGAAAATGAAACAATGTGGGCCGAAGAGCGTGATCAAGCAGAACCTGCTGGAACCACAGGATCTGACCTGCGTGGCGTGGGTGTTAATCCAGCTGACTTTGAAGGCGACATTGCCACTGGCGAAGAAATGGCTAGCCTAGGCGAACCAGGCACTGCTGGCGCACCGCCACCGGCAGCAGGTGGAGCACCAGGAGCACAACCCGGAGCCGCAGTAGCTCCAGCAACACCACCTCCGGCATAAATATCCGTATGATATTAAACGAACTTTATCAACGTGAACCTGGTGCATATCAGGATTTACAATCAGACAACACCCAGCCTCGTCTAGGTGATCTGCGTAAAACCAAGCTGACTCTGCGGCAACTCAACAAGCTGCGCAAGATGCAAGACGTGCGCGAGTATGAATTTAAAGAAAAACTCAAACGAGTCAAAGTCATGTACGCTCCTCCGGCTCAGCCTGTAGTCTAACAACTTCTGTGCATTGTTAACAGATTTTTAATAAAACCACCAAAAAACCACCGTTAACTAGTAAGATTATTTCATTATATGTAAATATCTTACAGAGCCATTACATCGGAGGGTCCTCATGAATAAGTTTGAACAACTAATTGAATACGTCATTAATGATGACGAAGCAAAAGCACGTGAGCTGTTCCATGACATCGTTGTGGAAAAAAGCCGTACCATCTATGAAGAAATGATGGCAGCAGACGAAGAACTTGAAGAAGCTGCTGATGAAGAAATTGAAGAAGGCACCGAAGAAGAATTAGAAGAAGACATGGAAGAAGGCATGGGCGGTGACCAAGCCGACAACCTAATCAACGACATCGAAACTGAAGAATCTGGCGTTTCTATGGAAGGCGAAGAAGAAGTAGAAATGGATGCTGATTTCGGCGATGAAGAAAGTGACGCAGGTTTAGAAGACCGTGTTGTTGATCTCGAAGACAAGCTGGACGAACTCATGGCTGAATTTGAAAGCCTAATGGGTGACGAAGGTGGCGACGAAGAAATGGACGCAGATATGGACATGGAAGTCGGCGACGACATGGACAGCGAAGAAGTGGTTGACGACGAAATGGAAACAGAAGGTTTCATGGAAGCTGTTGATCTTAAAGCTGCTCCAAAGCCAGTTACCGCAGAAGAAGGCGGCGTTAACAAAAAATCAACTGTAGCTGCCAACAGTGGCGCGAAAGGTGCTATTGCCAAGCCAGTCTCAATGACCGGCGACACAGCACACGGTCGTACTGCTCCTACTGCCAAAGACATGGGCAGCACAACACAGCCAAACGTAAAACCTGCTACTAAGCCACACTTGGCTCAGGCCTCGGGTGTCAATACCAAGTCTGTGATCCAATAAGGACAACTGGTAAATGGCTCTTTACCTAAGAGAAAACTTGACTTTCGACGCTGCCCGCATGGTTGTGGAAGGCGTCGAAGGCAAGGATCTTTACATGAAAGGTATCTGCATTCAGGGTGGTGTGAAAAATGCCAATGAGCGTGTGTACCCTGTTTCAGAAATAGAGCGTGCTGTTGGCACTCTTATGGAACAGATCAAATCCGGAAGTTCGGTTCTTGGCGAACTGGATCACCCCGACGATTTGAAAATCAACTTAGACCGCGTTTGTATCAACATGATAGAAATGTGGATGGACGGACCCAACGGCTTCGGCAAAATGAAAATATTGCCAACACCCATGGGAAATCTCGTCCGAACACTGCTGGAAAGCGGTGTGAAATTGGGAGTTTCGAGCCGAGGTAGCGGTAACGTTAACGAAGCAAACGGACATGTCAGTGACTTTGAAATAGTCACTGTGGATGTGGTTGCCCAACCATCGGCACCTAATGCATATCCAAAAGCCATCTATGAAGGCTTGTTGAATATGCGCCATGGACATCGCATGCTAGAAATGGCACGCGAAGCTGGGTCAGGCAACAAGGTACAGAGATATTTGAAAGAGGAACTAAAACGCCTCATCAAAGATCTCAAAATCTAGGAGAAATAGATGTTTGATGCTATTAAACCACTGCTAGATAGCGGACTCATTAACGAGGACGTAGGTCAAGAACTCAACGAAGCTTGGGAACAGAAACTTACAGAAGCTCGCGAACAAGTACGTGCAGAACTTAGAGAAGAGTTTGCACAACGCTATGAGCATGACAAAACAGTAATGGTGGAAGCCCTAGATCGCATGGTAACAGAAGGTCTCACAGCAGAGATCGAAGCAGTGAAAGCTGAAAAGCAAGCACTGGCCGAAGATCGTGTCCGGTTCCAAAGCAAGATGAAAGAAAGCAGCACAAAGTTCAACGACTTTATGGTTTCTAAACTTGCAGAAGAAATTGGCGAACTGCGTAAAGATCGCAAGATGCACTCAGAAGGACTTCAGAAGTTAGAGAAGTTTATTGTTGGTGCATTGGCTGAAGAAATCATGGAATTCGCTAAAGACAAGCGCGATGTCGTAGAGACAAAGGTTCGTCTAGTTCGTGAAGCCCGTGGACAGTTGGAAGCTCTCAAGGCACGTTTTGTGTCCGAAAGTGCTGCCAAACTGGGTCAGTCTGTTAGCAAGCATCTTAAAGCTGAACTTAATCAACTGCACGAAGACATCAAGGTTGCTCGCGAGAACAATTTTGGTCGTAAGATTTTTGAAGCCTACGCAGCTGAGTTTGGCTCGACATACTTGAATGAGAATGCCGAGATCCGCAAACTGAGTTCGTTGGTGACTCGCAAAAATCAGCAGCTTGAAGAAGCCACTAGAATCGTCGAGAAGTCAAAGCAACTCGTTGAATCAAAAGAGAAAGAAATTCGTATTATCAAGGAATCCAATCAGCGTACAGCTACCATGGACGAATTGCTTGCACCTCTCAATGAAGAGAAGCAGGAAGTAATGCGTAATTTGTTAGAAAGCGTTCAAACTACCCGTTTGAAAGGCGCTTTCGAAAAGTATCTACCAGCTGTACTGAATGACGCTGCTCCAAAACAACGTAAAGTTGTCACAGAAAGTGTTCGCGAAGTAACTGGTGATAAAACCGTCAAGGCCGCAGAAGAAGAAGACCGTTCCAACGTGATCGACATCAAGCGCCTGGCAGGTCTTTAATTAAAGGAGACTTAAATGTCACAAGCACTATTAGAAGGCCGTTGGGACGAAACCAAAGAAGCCCTTATGGAAGGTCTGAAAGGCAGCCGTCGCAACACAATGAGTGTTATCTTAGAAAACACTCGCAAGTACTTGAAAGAAAACGCAAGTGCTGGTTCAACAGTTTCAGGCAACATTGCTACACTAAACCGTGTAATTCTGCCTGTAATCCGACGTGTTATGCCAACTGTTATCGCTAACGAGTTGGTGGGCGTTCAGCCAATGACAGGTCCAGTTGGACAGATTCACACTCTGCGTGTACGTTATGCAAGCACAATGACAGACCAAACAGCAGCAGCAACTTCAGTTGTAGCTGGTGAAGAAGCCTTGTCACCATTCAAGATCGCCACTGCTTACTCAGCCGGCGCTCGTGGTGCTGATAACGCAGCAACAACACAAACTGCTGCACAGGGTTATTCCGGTGCACAAACAGCAACACTTGAAGGCAATGGCGGACGTCAAATCTCTGTACAGATCCTGAAGCAAGCTGTTGAAGCAAAAACACGTAAGTTACAAGCTCGTTGGACATTTGAAGCAGCTCAAGACGCACAAGCCATGCATGGTATTGACGTTGAAGCAGAAATCATGGCTGCACTGGCTCAAGAAATTACAGCTGAAATTGACCAGGAAATCCTATTGAGCCTACGCTCATTGGCCACAACTGAGTTCACATACAACCAAGCTACTGTATCAGGTACTGCTACATTCGTTGGTGACGAACACGCTGCTTTAGCTGTTCTAATCAACCGCGTTGCTAACTTGATCGCCCAACGTACACGTCGTGGCGCAGGTAACTGGGCTGTTGTTTCCCCAGCTTCATTGACTGTTCTTCAGTCAGCAACAACTTCAGCATTTGCACGTACCACAGAAGGTACATTCGAAGCACCTACAAACACTAAGTTTGTTGGTACCCTGAACGGTGCAATGCGTGTGTTCGTTGACAGCTACGCTAGTGATAGCACACCTGTTCTAGTTGGTTATAAGGGTTCGAGCGAAGCTGATGCAGCAGCGTTCTATTGCCCATATATTCCTCCGA